TACACCAGCATGTACTGGAATACTAGATTGAGGTGATATCTGTGCTTCATATGTCTGCTGCTCGCTCTCCCAGTGTCAGATGAGGTCATCGCAAGCTGTGTCCGGTCGCTAAACTGGACAATGTGGCATGCGGGAATCGAACCCGCCTGGCTATATCAGCCAGTCCTCATTGCCACGCCTTGCCACAGCTTTATCATCACCATGGCTCGGAGGAAAAACGCGGTGTCTCAGGTTTCTCACCTTTGGCACATTAGTCCGCAAAGTGTCCACTCTGCTTTTTTACCAAGGAAACTAATGGACACAACTCAGCAAATGCGTACAGTGCCCGATTTCTCGCGATATAAAATGCTGATCGTTCCATTTTTAATTTAGCCACAATGGCGTCATTAGTTAGACGCTTGCTCGGTGAGATAATGTATGTTTCCCACAAGATGGTCCGATAGTCTTCATCTTCAATGATATCGATTGCATTTTCGCAAGCGTTCAAGTAGTATAGCTCGTCAGCGTGCGATACGAGCTTGTCCTCGGCTTTGTTGCCATAGCTAGGTGACTTAGGCATGCCGTCCATCACGGGGCTTATGAGCGCTATTTTGGTGCGTTGAGCGAGCCGCTTGTGATGCCAGTAGTTCCCCAAGACCTCTTTGGCGTTTTCAATTGTTTTGTCATGATCAATTGGGCTAAAATATCTCGTTGCTCGCACCACTGCGTCCACTCCTTATGGTATAATTGATTTTGTAAAAATTTGGGGAAACGGCGTGCCGTAATGGTGCGCTTTTTTGATGCTTTAAACGTGCGTTCAACATGTGCGTTTGCTATACTACCTGTGGAGGCCAACTCCTAATCTTTGATTCCATTTACCCTCAATCGTACGTCTGGCCTCCAGCGCGTCCCTAATCAGGCGCGCTTTTTGTTTACCTGAACTGGAAGGCAGCAAGCCATTGTTCAATCGTGGCAGAGGCCGCCTTGAAGACTGGATAAAGTGCTTTTGCGAATTCGTCCATTGTTCGCTCATGTTTCCTGCGTTCATACCTAATGCGCGCTCGCATGACTGCTCGATGCCGATCATTCATTTATTTTCCTCTTTTCCAGTTAGCCCACATCCACATTGCAGCACCTGAGATTATCAGCATGACGGCAATCATTGCTTTCCCTCCAATAGCTCCGGATTCTCAAAAATATTGCCGATGACCTCGTACGTTCGATAAGCATTGCTACTCCAAATATCGTATTCCTCCCCATCTTCCGTTTTGTATCCAAAGCTAGGACAAGATCCCCCAAACTGAACTACGCCACTCTTAGGAGCCTCATATCTGCTTTTAGGGTGAGTAACAATAATATCGCCTTCGTAGATTTCTCGCCCATTCTTGTCGTGCAAGCCGGTGTACTGCATCAAATGGGCTTCTTCGTCAATTAGTTCAGTGCCATTTTTGCCATCATCAGCAGTTACCCAAATATGGCCATCAATATCCCATTCAATATTACTGACTGGATACATTTTGTGGTTGTGACTGCTATACGCTCTGAACTTAATCTTTCGTTTCATTTCTCCGCCACCTTATCTCGCGCTTCCATAAGATCGAATAAATAGCTTTGCATGCGACGTTTATTGAAATCATAATTTGCTTGATCATCTTCTGGATAGCCGCATATCTGAACAATTGTCCTAAGACCACCAATCTCGTAATTAACATCTCGCTTAGTGTCGTACATTTCAGCGTAATCAGCCCCCCAAGAGTCCGCAACTTTAGGCTTGATGTTAGGCCAAGCATTATCAGCGGCTTCTTGAACTGCTTTAAGATATTCGTCTGCTTTGCCAGCAATCTTAGCTTTTGCATCAGCATATAGTTCAACCGTGATTTCAGAAATTGGATAGATGCTAATGGTAACTTTATGCGGACGGCTCATGATTTTAATGAATCCACCTTTATCTAGCTCAATGCTTTTAGTCTTCTTCATTTCTCCGCCTCCAGTTCCACGATTTCTCCTGTTTCCTCAACGCGCCAGACACCTAGCACCCATGCACGGGCAATAAGTTCTTGTTCATCATAGTTCCAAGCCCATTCAGTGAAAATTTCGCTTAACCGGTAGTGATTAGCCTCAAACTCTTCAATCGTATCTCCCCATGCTTTCGGTATCACCGGCAAATCATCTGGCAAGGCGGAGTCATAGTCTTTCAGATAGGCTTGTTTGTCTTCGTGAGTAAGTTCATGGCCAATTCCTTCACCGTCCAAGGCAATGTACGCATTTGCTAGTTCTTCGACTAAGTCCTCGAACACGTCCCGCTTCGTCTCATTGCTCACTCTAAGTCGCCCCATTCCATTACCGCCTCTATGTCTGCCGCGTCCAATTCTTGTTGGTTTAGTTCCTCCTCGCGCTCAATCTGCCTATCGTGCCGAGCAATTTCGTCACGAATAATATTCCTAATCGCCTTAATTTGTGCTGGTGTAAATTCGTTTGTTTTAGTCATCGTCAGTCACCTTCATAATCGTCATTGCTGGTATCGTCCACCAATCGGGCTGGTCATACGCTGCGTCCAAGAAGTTGTCGGCTTCATCATAGGTATCGAATGTCGCTATGACCTCGTGTGAAAACATATCTTGGCACTCATACCTCATCGTCATCGTCAGTCACCTCCAAGGGCTTAATTGCCTTTACCCATGCTGGTGCGGCGTCGATGTCCGACTGGGTGACGGTGTATCCGTGTTTGACGGCATCGTCAGTGCCTAAAGCAATTGCGTCAGGCCGCCAGTTTCCAGTTCCTTTGACTGCGTAATATTGAGCGTTTCCGTGCATCGTCCCACTGTGATAGTCAGTCCCGTTCATCGGCAGCACATACCGCTTTGGTTGCTTGACCGTCCAGCCAACGTACAGAGCGCGAAAGATGTCTTCGATGGACATATCGTGCTGATTATTAAGATTATCGATGTAATAGTAAGTACAGTGTGCCGAATCTCCGTGTAATAGTTCTCTTCGTAGGCGCGTTAGCAATTCACTGACGCTGTCTTTTACTTCCACTAGTTCTGGCTCCTCAATCAAAGTGACAACGTGACCGCCACGGTTGTAAGCCCATGATCTAGCTTTTTGTTTATCCATTTCAAAATGGCCGACCGCTTTATTCCAGACGGAATCACCATCATCACTGAATGAAAGAAACTCGCCTTCATCTGTCTTCACCACGTACAGTTTTTCTTCGCTCATTTTTCGTCCTCTAGTTTGTGTAAGATATTCATGTTGTGAATGTGTGCCAGCGTATCATCAAGTTCCTCTTGCGAATGGATGAATGGAATGCTGTATTGCCCGTCTTCGTCCTTGTATTCTTCTGGAAGATGACGGTAGCCAATATCATATGCCGTGTGAGAATGTCCGTCTGGGGTACCATCAAACACGATGATTATGATGTCATTTGACGGCTTCCATTTAACATTAATCATGTTAGGAATCTTAAAGATTTCCCGTGCGTAATTGCAAAGCATGATATTTGACTTCCGAAAATTTTCATGGTCATTTTCAACTAAGCGGTTGCGCGTAACCATCGCCAACTGATATAGCACCTGATTCCAATCATAGTGGTCATGCGGCAATGCAAATGCTGCTGTTACTTTCATTTTTCGTCCTCCTGTTGGCACTAGCTTGTAGTCCACATCTTCATACATGACGCCTACGACCTTGCCAGTCTCTTTGCTGATGTAAATGTCATCGAACGTGTCGTCTCCTGTTTTCATTGGTCGGCCTCCTCAATTTGAACGATCGCTTTAAATATCGGCAGTATTTGCTGTGGGACTACTGCATTGCCTAACGCTTTAAGTCTGTCCATCCGATTGGGTACCCCATCAGCCACTCGACCCACGCTGGGTTCAGGCTGCCACTTTGCTGGTGTGCTACTTGTTGTGCTAGGTTCCCGTTCACTTTTCCTTTGGCTAAACTTTTGCTTGAAAACTGGCTTGCTCTTTTCCCGTCTGTTGCCGTCGGAGTTAGCCAAAACATTCTCACCGCTTGTGGCAACGTTACTGAATGATGACTGCCTATCCTCTGCTGGCTGCTTTTCAGGTTCGCGGTAAAAGTATCGCTTGCTGTCGGCGTGGGCCACAATGAATGTTCTGAGCCGCTGGTGCGGGGCATTGACGGCACAAGCTGGTAATACAAATGCCCGTACTTGGTATCCCGCGCCTTCCAGGTCAGAAATCGTTCTGTCGAGTTCCATGTTTGCGAAGTTAGCAACATTCTCTCCAACAACCCAAGTGGGCCAGATTTGCTTGATAATTCTAAACATCTCCGGCCAGAGGTCGCGGTCATCTTCCGTGCCTTTTCGCTTCCCGGCAATACTGAAAGGCTGGCAAGGGAATCCTCCGGAAACAATGTCAATTGAGTCAGGGCTGATTCCTGCATTTGTGAGTTCTTCTCGATCAAGTTTTGTCACGTCCTTAAAAAGTGGCACATCTGGCCAGTGCTTCTGTAAAATCATGCGCGGATAGTCTGCATACTCACACAAACCAGCCACTTCAATGCCAGCCATTTGTTCAGCCAATGCGATGCCACCGATTCCTGCAAACAACTCTAGCGATCTCATTAATTGGCCTCCTATAGCTGTTCTTCCGTGAATAGCCCTGTGTGATAGTCATATCTAGCAATCGTGACCGGTATCTTGTAGCGGATCATGAACAGCAGCATTCGCAGTTTGGCATCAGTGGTCAAAGTCGCGTCTCCGCCTTTAACGTCAACAACTTTTGTCAACTCATCACCGTCATAGAAGCAGTAGTCTGGTGTATATATGCGTGCTGAATAGCGTTTGCCATTGATCTTGAATGCCGACAAAATCTCAAACGATTCCTGAATCGTTACCTTCTGTGGCTTGTTGCGTATCAGCATGTAATAGGCGCCTTCTGCTTTGCTTGCGAATCGAATGCCATCGATCACAACTGGCTGCGCATTGTACTTGCCTCTGCGTCTCTTGCGGATAACCACAGCTAACGACTCGCAATCTCTTCATGGCCGTTGTTACGGCTTGGCAACTTGATCTGAAAGTCTTCAGCGACAGCTAAAATAAATGACCGCGACTTCCCAACACGTTTTGCAACCTCTGTTAGTGTTTTGCTCTTGCTTGCCGCCTCAGCAACTTTCACTGCATACTTCTTACGGTTAGCTTCCCCACGTTTGTTTACAGCCTTGATGCTACTTATCAGTGCCACTGACGGCATGCCTAGATTATCAACACCGGCTACCGCATGTTTCTCGACAATCGCTTTCTTTGATACAACAATCCGGTTGTTGAACTCTTGCTTCTCGATTTTTGAGAATGCTTCGCTTTCAGAAATGTATAGCATTACGGCCTTCTCATAGCGCGTAATCAATTCAGCCTTGAAGTCGCGCCACACTTTGTCTCCCTGCTTGTATAAACGTACTGTTACTTGTGTCATGATTTCTTCTCTCCTTGCTTATCTGGCCTCAGTTCGTCCGTACTAACTTCTAATGCGTCCGCAATCCTCATGATCATCCAGAAACTCGGTCGCTTAATTCGGCCTGACTTCAGCGCATAGATGGAGCCATTGTCTGGAAATCCAGCTAAATGTGATAATTTGCTTGCTGTAATGCCTTTTTTGTCAATTAGTTTTTGAATTTTCGTCCAATAGTTGTCTGTATATTGTGTTCCACTCATTTGTCCGCCCCCAATATATGGTGTTTTATATTGCAACGTACGTTGCTTATTGATACTATTTACTTATCAAACATTAAGAGGTGCACTATGCCAGATATTCGAATTTCACTCACTCAGTTTCTAACCTATACAGCCAAAGCTAGTACGTCTGCAAAAATACATTACGTTCGAGGCATTAAGAATTCCCCTAGCTACGATCCTTCTTTCGACTACTGGAAAGGTCTCCGGGATAAAATAAAAGCAACCCTTAAAGCAAATTCTTCACTCGATGAAATTGTTAAATACGCTGCAGCCGCTGGCGTAAGAAAATCGGAAAATTATCTTCGCGTTGCCAATAAATTTCGTGCCTTCTTGAAGGGGAAAGATTACAAGTACTTTGAAACCGGTCACAGTGCCTGGAACAACTCTCCAGATATGTCAATTATTTCCTCTCCTGAGTTGGGATTAATTATTGATGGTCAACGATACTTCATCAAAAACTATTACAAAAAGAAGAAGTCCGATGAAAAGGTAACCCAGCGTTATATCAATTCAACCCTTACTTTGATGCAGCTTGCAGAACCTAACTTCGATACTTCGAATGGCATATTTGCTGTTTTAAATCTTCAAAATGGGAAGCTAATTGAACAAAAACCTTTGATTGATGATGACATTATGGCTTTTAAAATTGACGCTGCTACCTTTGCTGATATTTGGCAAAGAAGCCTTTAACCTTCAGATCTTTCTCCCATCGCCATAGCGCAGGCCTCACAAATCCATTTGTCATTTTCTAGTTGCAGCGTTCCCTCTGCGCCACAGAAGGCACATTGGGGATTTTTTGATTTAACAACGAACCCATAAGTTGTCTGAATTGTTTCGCTATCGATTTCTTTGTTGGACAGTGTTGTTTCTATCAGCTCAAATTCACCAGACTTAATTTTGCTAATCAATTCGTTCAGATATTTATTCATGATTTTCCTCCTGTTTTAAAATGGCAAATCATCATCTTGGATGTCTATCGGCTGGCCATTATTAGAAAACGGATCCGTGGCATTCGCTCGCGAAGCATTTGGAGTCGTTTGACTCGCGTTTGTGGTCGCTGTTGCTGATGCATTGGCCGTTTGCTGTGATTTAGGGCTGTTCTGAGACGCCTGTCGTGACTCAAGCAAAGCAAAATTCTCAACGATTACCTCGGTCACGAATACTTTCTGCCCTTGCGCGTTATCGTACGTACGCGTTTGAATACGGCCTTCCACACCAACCAAGGAGCCTTTTTTGGTGAAATTTGCAAAGTTCTCAGCCGACTTGCGCCAGATCACACAACTGATAAAGTCAGTTTCACGTTCTCCGTTTGAACTGCGGAACTGGCGATCAACGGCCAGCGTGAACGAGCCGACAGCGGTTCCGCTTTGTGTGTAGCGCAAGTCAACATCTCTTGTCAGTCGGCCTGTTAGTGAGACACTGTTTAGCAATATGCTTCCCTCCTAATTCTTTTCGCCCAATGCTCGTAGCTTTTGCAATTGCTCAGCCAATTTGGCTCTGTCTTCTGCGGACACTTTTTTGTGTTCTGGTTTGTAACCCGGTTCAGCCCAATCAGGCAATTTCTCATTCCGAACTGGCTTGCCGTAACGGCGCTGAGGTTGATTCGTTTTGCGTTCGCTATCGTTTGCATCGACAGCAGCAACCGTGAGAAGACGCTTGCTCTCCCAGTTTT